TATCCCAAGTATCTTTATTATTGATACCCACTTTTCTTAATGCTTTTTCTAATTCTCTATTCTTTCTAATGAAAGTACCTTTTGCAGTTTGTTCCGTAAATACGTTTGCCGCCCAAGGTTCAATACCTGGTGAAACGTTACCTGCTAATTTGGAGTTGGATACTGTTGGTGCAACTGCTCTTAGGTGAGTATTTCTCATTCCACTATCTTTACACCATAATGGTTCACCTAATTCTGCACCCATATCTCTACTTGCTCTTTCGGATTCAATCTTTAATTGAGAAAAGATTCTACGAGTTTCAAACTGAGCTGGTAGTGAATCAAATGGAATACCTTTTTGTTGTAGATATGTATGCCATCCTAATACACCTAATCCTAATGCTCTTCCTTTTTCAGCTGAACGTACTGCGTTTTCAAATCCTCTCATATTCTTAGCTCTTTGTAAGAACTCTGATAGAATACCATCTAAGAACCAAGTTGCCGTATAGATTAAATCAGTATGTTTCCACTCATCGTACTTTGATAGATTAAGTGAAGATAAACAACAAACGAATGAATGTGATTCATCTGTATGTAATGTAATCTCAGAACATATGTTAGTCATATGAACTTTTAATCCATTATTTTTGTATTGTTCAGGATTCTGTTTATTAACATTACCCTTATACATTACATATGGTTCACCAGTTGCTTTTCTTTTTTGAAGTACTTTACCCCATTTTCTACGAGCTTCGTTATCACCTTCTTCTAACCTTCTCATAAATTTATCACCAACAACCACACATTGATGTAAATTCAAACATTGTCTGTTTACATCACCTTTAGGTTCTCTGATTTCAATCCACTCATCAAAATCATCATGTTCTATGTTGAGGTTAACGGATGCCGCTCCTCTTCGTACACTACCTTGATTTGTAGCAAGAATAGTAGAATCGTAAATCTTAGCGAATGGTACAACACCATCGGATGTTCCATTTTGTGTAATATTAGAACCAGCTGGTCGAATCATATTCAAACCAACACCTACTCCACCACCATGTTTAGCGAGTAACATCATTTCTAAATTCTTAGTACCGATATCTTGAATAGAATCAGCTACATCGATTCCGAAACAACTGATTGGTAATCCTCTATCTGTACCTGTATTTGATAATACTGGTGTTGCAAGGTTTAACCAACCCTTCCAAATGTAATCAAAAAACTTTGTTGCCATTTGAGGTTTATTCAATCTTCTAGCAGCTGTTGTTGCTACTCTCCAATATGCATCTTTTGGTTTTTCACCATGTAACAAATATCCTTTAGATATTGTTTTAACATATATTTCTGTGTTTGCCCAAGATGGAAAATCTACATCTATTTCCCAATTAAATTCTTCTCCGTGATTTTTCATTGTTTTATAAATACTCCGTTTTTAGTTTTACCTTTTCTATCTTTTATTTCATTCCAAGCAGCTTCTAAACATTCAGAAGGATGTAACCCTAACTGCATTGAGAGTATAATTAATGTAACGAAAGAATCTCCGATTCCATCTACTATCTCAGGTCTATCATCTTTAAGGAGAGCTCCGGCGGTTTCACCGACTTCTTCCAAAACTTTTAACATCTGTTTGGGGGCGTTATCTTTTACTAAGATACCTTTATCATCTGCCCATCCGATTACATTTGTAATCAATTCATCAAAATTATTCATAACTTATTTTTTTATTATTATTTTACCAAATATCGTTGAAATCTTCACCTTCGTTTGCCTTAGAGTAATCTGTAGGTCTTACTGCGAAGAAATCTGTATGTGTTGTTCCACCTGTTAAATGGTAGAACCAATCTAAATTAGATGCTTTGGTATCATCAAATTCAAATGTAGGTTCGTAACCTAATTCTTTTAATTTCTCATTACCTCTTTTAGAGATAAATTCTTTTAGATTATCTGATTTTAGATTTTCTAAATCACCCTGCTCAAATATCATATCAATGAATTTGTGTTCCATTTCTACCATATATTTTGCTGCCTGATGTACATCATCTTTTACTTCACTATGAAGTTCTGGATATTCATTACACATTTCTCTGAATAATTCACATCCCATTTTAGAATGTAGAGATTCATCTCTTACACTCCATTTCATTTGTTGTCCAATACCTTTTAATAGATTTCTCATTTGGAATGAGTAAAGTACTGCAAATGATGAGTAAAGAGATACACCTTCAGCGAATGCAGAGAATATTGCAAGACTTCTAGCCACTTCTTTCCGTGCTATAGGATTTGTTTGTAAATCCTCATGTGTCCATTCAGCAGTAGTAGATGTTAGAAAATCAAATTTTTCTGCTATTGCTGGTTCGTGTAGGAATGCTTCAAAATCTTCTAATCCTAAAGATTCATTTAGATATGAATATGCAGTTGCATGAATTGTTTCTTGAGAACCAAACATCATAGCCATTTGTTTAATTTCATGTTTAGGAAACCACTTAGTAACCATAGTAGTCCAATAATCGGATACGGCACACTCTGTTTGTGCAAATCCTAAAAGGATATTTCCAACTAAATGTTTTTCAGATTCATCAAGATTCTCATTCCAATCTTTTAAATCACCCTGCATTGGTATTTCTGTATGTAACCAAAATGCTTGAGCTTGTTTTAACCAACCTTCGGTATAATATTGTGGGTATTCAAATGGTTTGAATGGAATTCGTTCTGTAAATAGTTGTGCCATAATTTTGTTTTTATTGTTTTATTTAATTGTTGTGGGTGATAATATATATGGATTAAAAATCAATATCTTTATTCATTTCATTATATTTTTGTAACAAATTCTTTCTTACTAACTCACCCCCATTGTTCATATCCTTTTGGGTTTTTTTACCATCAATGGAGTCATCATTGTAGATATCAATCCTACCCGTACTCATGTTAGCTTTTGATGGTAGAGTCATCCCATCAGGTCCAAATCTATTTTTTATTACATGCCATCTGCCTGTACCTGCTAATTTATCCTCAATCTTCCTACTTAATGATACCACAAAATCTGCAGTCATCAGTTTTGAGAATGAACCAGCTATAGAAGTACCAGTAATAACATCTTGCTCTGCTCCACTACGATTTATCTGAGATGCTGTAAATAATGGAACTTCGTATTCACCCGCAATACCTCTCAATCCCTCAACAATCTCTTCTAACTCTTCGTGTCTTTCTTTTCTACTATTACCTTTTAACAAATCAGCGTAATCACATATAATCAAATCAGGAGATTTACCTTGCAACTTCAATTTATCTAATGATGCTCTCATAGTATTCAATCCAGCAGATTTAGTAGGCCAATGTTTTACAACGATATCACCACTTAGTTTTTCTACCTGCTTTCGTACTTCATCTATCTCAAATTTAAGTTTAGGTACGGGTATTCCAGTTAATACTGAATCATACCTCTGTCCAACGTAACCTTCATTAAGTTCTAACGTATAATGAACTACAGTCTTACCAGCTTTAGCAGCTGCCATACCAACATTCACCAATGCCCAAGATTTACCAATACCCGGTGGTGCAGCAAATATTATTAATTCACCTTTACCAAAACCACCATCTACTAATTCATCGATAACAGGCCAACCACAAGGAACTACATCCCTAACAGTTGATTCGTATCTTTCAATAATGTTTTCTTTATATTCGTGTCCGATATCAGTATCTTGTCCCGCTTTCATAGCGTTATCAATCTTCGATTTAATTATATCGAATTTACCATCACTTAATAAATCTACAGATTCTAAGATTGCATTCTTAAAGGTTTGATTCTTACAGAATTCTAAAGATTGTTCCTTAACATACTCCAAATCATCCGATTCTAAGCCATTCCAAACTTGCTTTAGGTTATCTACTATAGATTGTTTGAGAACATCCCTCTCAACCTTATCTACTTCGTTTTTAAAGACATCTAAGGTTGGTAGTTGTGAAAACGTATCAAAATGATTTAATGTTTTCGTTACTATCCATTCATTAGCATCTGAATCGAACATCTCAGGTTTAAGAATATCATACATTTGTTGTAAGAATATCCTATCTGATAATAGAGATGAAAGTATCTTTATCTGAAATGACGTACCAAATTTATTTCCGAATTTATCCATATTGTACCAATATACGATTTATTATTGTAACTACCAAATTATTTCTTAGTTTGTTTTGAATATTTATCCAAATCACCCCAAGTGTTTACCAACCACGTTTCTACATTCTTAAACGCAGTGTATAATTTATCAACCATAAATTCTTTTTTGAATCCGAATGAGTTTAGTTGATTAATTGGTGAATCAATGATATTTCGTACATTTGATGTAATCGCCGAACCCATTATTGGTTCTGATAACTGCATTAAATCGTAATTTAATTTCAAAGTATCGGTATGTTCCAATATTTTGTTTTTCAGCTTCTCATCATCCATTTGAGATACTCTTTCTAGTAAAGTATCTAATGTTAGTCCATCCGATTGAAGGAAATCTAATTTGTTTATTAATGTTTTAGGTCCGATACCCCTTACGCCAGGAATATTATCGGATTTATCACCATCAAAAATTCTGTAATATACTAAATTCTTTGATGGAACTCCATATAACTCTTTTACATCCTCTTTAAACATCATCTTCTTCTTAGTTGGTAGATATACTGATATTCTATCATCAACTAATTGTAAGAAATCCTTATCAGAGGAAATTATCAAAACTTCTTTTTTAAATATATGTCTGGCAGCATATGCCATAATATCATCTGCTTCAATGTAATCAATGTAACACAAATCAACAGGTAAGAACTCTAAATATTTGATTAGTGCGTTAAAGTTACGTTTCATAGATTCTGCTTGGTCTTCTAAATCTTCGTACCCAACTAATCTATTAACTTTAGTTAATCCAGTTCTACCTTCTTTGTATCCCTTATACATTTTTTTTCTACGTTGAGAACCACCCTTACCATCAAAAACTACCAACACTCTAGTTGGTTTGTTCTTACGAATAAGAGCGCCGAGGGATAACAGACAACCTGTTACCCCACCGACGTGCTCTCCATCATCATTCAGAGTTGGAACTGCTCCAAAACACCTGATGAACAAATTCAATCCATCTACAATCATTACTTTATCATTAACATCCTTTGTGGGTGTTTCTGATAAGTTATTAAACATTTCTTTGTAATTAGATTTCGTGTGTATCATTTAATTGTGTTGTATCTGTATTTGCGTTTTCCGTTGCTTCTTTATATCCTAAGATATATGCATCACAGATTTGTTTATACATTTGTTCCTTTACCTCTGGTCTTTCTTCTAAGATTTTAGTGAAGTTCTTAGCTTGGAATTTAATCTCTTCTCCAGTTGATTCATCAACCCAAGTATACCAAGCTCCACTTATCTGTATCAACTTATATGTTTTCATAGTGTTCAACCACGAACCATATCTATCAATACCTCTATCAAAGTAGATTTCAAAATCAACTGCTCTTAGTGGTGGTCCCATTCTGTTCTTAATGACTTGAACTCTAGTCTTAATACCAACAGTTTGTTCAACACCCCCAACTTTAGAATTGAGTTTACCCATTTGTTTCATTCTCAATCTACAAGATGCATGAAAACCTAATGCTTTCCCACCTGATGTAGTATAAGGGTCTCCAAAGGATACTCCCATTCTAATTCTAAGTTGATTTGTAAATACAACCAATATTCTCTCTCTACCGATAAGATTTGTAATCTTTCTCATCGCCTTTGATATAATAATTGCTTTTTGAGTTGCATAACCCGCTTGGTCATAATCAGCTGCCATCTCTACTTTAGTAGTAGCCGCTGCTACTGAATCTACTACTATTGTAACCAATCTATCTTTTTGAGTTTTTCTGATTGATTCTATGATTGAATCCATCGCATCAAAGATATCTTCTACTGCTTCCAAAGGTACATAAAGTAACTTTTTAGTATCGACTCCTAATGCTTCTAAGAATTCTTGGTTAATTGCATTCTCTGTATCAATATACACTGCCATTCCACCCATCTTTTGGGTATTTGCTAATGTATGTGCTGCTAACAGAGATTTACCACTCGCTTCTAGCCCCGTAACCTCAACAATCCTTCCAACAGGAAATCCACCATTAGGTCGATTTGATATAGCTAAATCTAACATATCATCTCCTGTAGACACCCACTCAGTTAAGTCGGTGGGTGTCTGCTCGGAGCCATCAAGGAAGTAAGCTACTTTTGATTGTCCTTTGAACTTTTTGTTCAGGTTATCTGCTAAAATCGATGATAATTCATCACGATTTGTTTTAGCCATAGTAACTTATTTTAGTTGTTGAATAAATCCTCAAATGCATCTTTTACATCTGATTTAGGTGTATTACCTACAGCGGCAGCTGGTGCTGATTGTGTAGTGTTTTGAGTAGGTTGAGCTTCCTCTTCCTTATTATCCTCACCAACTGAACCAGTTTCCATCCAAGTTTCTAATAAACCTTTCATATCATCATAAGTATATTTCTTAAACATACCTGGTAATTCAATTTGGTCTTTTACTGATTCTAATACAGTCTTATCTTCTGTAATAGCGGTTTGGTTTGGTTTAACTCTGATATAAGTTTCAGGATAGTTCTTACCTAACTCTTTTGCTGTTTTAAACTCAACAGTGATATCTCTACCATTAGTTGGGTCTGTTAAATCACCATAGTCTGGGTCTGCGAAGAAAGCAAGTAGTTCTTGATACACAGTCTTACCAAATCCCCAAAATTTGATTCCTTCAGATTCCTCACCTCTAACGATAACAGGAACATAAGTTCTCATTTTCGGAGTAAGTTGTTTTGAAAGATTCCAATCGTT